GGATGAGGAAGATGAGGCAATGACTGCGGATACTACCGCGCTCACTGCAGCGAATGTCCTTACTGTGTTTGACAGCATGATGGAGGACATGGATGAAGCACTGGTTCCCCCGAATGGCAGGATCCTGTATGTCACTCCTACCGTCAGCAGGCTCATCAAGCAGGCAGAGGCCATCGTCCGTAACTTCGATGTACAGGGAGGTGGCAGTAATGTCGATCGTACAGTGCGGAACCTGGACAATGTCGAGATCATCACTGTTCCGTCTGTCCTGATGAAGACCGACTATGTCTTTACTTCCGGATGGGCTCCGGCTCAGGGCGCGGGACAGATCAACATGTTCCTTGTCCATCCCACTGCGGTCCTTACACCGACTTCTTATGAATTCGCACAGCTGGATCCGCCCAGTGCGATGACCAATGGCAAGTATTACTACTTCGAAGAGTCCTTCGAGGACGTATTCATCCTGAACAAGCACAAGGGCGCTCTGGCGTTCAACGTGTCTTTTTGACAGCCGGTAGCGGTGGCAGCGACGATCAGCAGAGCGGGGGCGACAACTCCAATGTTGTCAGCAATCCCGCAAAGCTGACCGGACTGACTATCGGGAGCCTTACTCTGACGCCCACCTTTGATGCGGACGTGACAGAGTACGCTGTAGCTACTGAAAATGCAACAAACAAAGTGACCGCGACGGCTGCTGAAGGTGCGACGATCGGAATCAAGCTCGGTGAAACCGATATCGAGAACGAGTCAAGCCCCACATGGTCCGCCGGTGAGAATACCCTCACGATCACAGTTTCCGAGACAGGGAAGACTGATACGGTATATACCGTGACGGTCACGAAGTCGTAACAGGAGGGCAGCCATGGCGCATGCTGCATATCTCACATATGAGGAGTACACGGGCTATGGCGGCACCCTGCCCGAAACAGATTTTGTGCTTGTGGAATTCAAGGCGCGGAAGCAGATTGACTACTGGACGGACAGTCGTGTGCAGAACATGGCGGAGGTTCCGGAGGCCGTCAAGCTGTGCATGATGCAGGCCATTAAATACGATGCTACATACGGGGTTGAGGCGCAGGCTGATAACCCCGTTATTTCGTCCTATAACACGGACGGATACTCGGAAAGCTACGGGAGCGCGTCGGATCAGGCGCAGGCTGCACACAAGAGCCTGTATCGGACCGTGCGCAACCTGCTCTATGGAGAGCTTGACGACAAGGGCGTCCCGCTGCTTTACAGGGGGGTGAACGGATGAAACTGTGCATAGAAACGATCACGGTTTTTAACGCGGCGCTGGATCCGGAAACTGGATATGACGTATACAACCCTACTGTGATCAACGGCGTATCCTGGTATAGCACGATCGAGTCCACGGTCACAGATGAAGGTCTGAAAGCGGCTAACCGATTCACGATCCGTGTTCCCTTGGATGCGGATTTTTCAGGGAAGTCCTATGTACACCCTAAACAATACGCGGATGCGGAAGACAGATCTGGCATCTTCACACTCGCGCAGGGAGACCTTATTGTACATGCTGCTGAAACGGAGGCATTGACTCCTGCACAGCTGCAGGAAAAGTATGGGGAGGTCGTTACTGTACTTGGTGTGACGGATAACCGGCGCGCTCCTCGCGCAAAGCATTGGAGGGTGGTGGGAAAATGATGGAGTTCAACGGCAACATCTTTATGACAGTGGAGATCAGTAAGCTCCTCGCGCGCTTTAACCTGGAATCAGGCGGAAAAGTGCAGCAGGCGATAGATAAAGCCGTGATCGACTGGGATCTGCAGTATGTACCCTGGGAAACTGGCCTGTTAGGCAAAAGTGCCTACGCAGCGACTGCAATAGGCAGCGGCACGGTGGTGTACCCCGGACCGTATGCGCACTACCAGTATTTCGGGGAAGTCTACGGTCCCAATATCCCAATATTCGACGATGATACAGATGAACCTTCAGGATGGTTTTCACCTCCCGGACAGACTAAGCACCCAACAGGGAGAGACCTGCAGTACAAGACGGACACAAATCCGCTTGCGGGCTCGTATTGGTTCGAACGGATGAAAGCTGACCATGCTGACGATATCATCATGGAGGCAAAGAACAATGTCGGTAAATAACACTGAATCGCTCAGAAACTGGTTCCGGAAGTGCCCGGAAATCAGCAGAAATAACCGGTTCCGGGCAGACTACCTTGCAGAGGGACCCACGGAGTACGCGATCATGTCCGTACCGTCAACGCTTAAATACCACGAGAATATCCTCGGGGAGGAAGTGCTCGACGACAATCAGGTGCAGAACTTTATTTTTGCATCAAAGGAAGTGTACGGGGCCGACGTTCAGCAGAATCTTGCGAACCTGGCTTTTTATCAGTCCGTAGTCAACTGGATCATCGACAGGAACAACGCAAAGGACTTCCCGGAATGGGACGGCGGAAGGATCCGGTCGATCCTGCCTACACTAACAGCCTATCCTGCACAGGTGGGCTCAAACGTGGCAAAGTACCAGATTCAACTGCGAATCAATTACAGGAGGAATTAACATATGGGCAAGATTGAGAGGAAGTACCTGGCGCACTTTATCGATGCGTCTTTTAATGGTGCTCAGACCAACTACGTCCGGCTCGGCAAAGATCTGGAAGAGTATCAGGAAGAGCTCAACCCGGACGTCGAAAATAAGAAAAATATTCTGGGTGAGAACAATGTCATCCACAACGGGTATGAGGTGCAGTCTGAAGTGGATCCCTACTATGCAGAGGAAGGCGATCCGCTGTGGGAGAAGCTGCAGAGCATTGCCAACAACCGCAGCACTGGAACGGCCTGCATGACGACCCGCGTCGACCTGCTGATGACTGCATCCGGGACTGTAAGCTGGGCATACAGGGAGGATGTTTACATCGTCCCTAACAGCCTCGGTGGCGACACCAGCGGTGTACAGATCCCGTTCACGGTCTACAACACTGGCAACCGCGTGCCTGGCACGTTCAACCTGAATACAAAGAAATTCACGCCTTCCGGTTCGGAATAAGGCGGCATTTCAATCAGAGCATTTTGAGAGGGGAATCCGGTAACGGGTTCCCCGTTTTCATTCAGAGAGGAGAAAAGCAATGGCAGTAAACGAAGTAAAAAATCCCGCAGCATTACAGATCACAGTAGATGACGGTTTCGTTCATGTTCCCATGTATAACCTGAGCGGTGACAAGATCGGGGAGTTTTCTTTCCAGCCGACTGATGTGGACATTGTGAACCGCTTCAATGAGAGCATGGAAAAGTTCGATGATGTCCTCGCCCCGCTGACAGGGGAGGCAGGTACTGACAAAGACGGCGGTACTGATTCTGTGGCCGCCCTGAATGAAGCGCGTGACAGGCTGTTCAAGCTTTGTGATTACATCTTCAACACAGACGCCGGTGCCAGCCTGTTCGGCCGCATGCATCCCTTCTCTCCGGTCAACGGCAAGTTCTACTGTGAGGAGGTTTTTGAAAAACTCGGAGACTTCATCCAGGCACAGTTTGGTGAAGAGACAAAGAAGGTCAATGCCCGCCTGAAAAAGTATGTTGGCAAGTACACACCTGCTAACAGGGGCAAAAAGAAATGATCGGGGGGCTGCCCGTCACGTTGGAGGTGAACGGTTCGGAATACCCGATACGGACCGATTATCGTGACGTGCTTACGATCCTTGAAGCGTTTGAAGATCCGGATCTGGAAGCGGGAGAGAAGGTTTTTGCCTGCCTATATATCCTGTATCCGGATTTTGCGGATATCCCGCAGACGGACCTTGAAGAGGCGTACAGGCAGGCGGCATGGTTCATTGATTGCGGTGCAGAAATGCGCGATGAAGCAAAGCGCAGTCCGCGCCTTGTGGACTGGGAACAGGATGAGAGGATCCTGTTCCCCGCGATCAATACGATAGCCGGCCACGAGGTCCGCGCGCTCGACTATCTGCATTGGTGGACATTTATGGGTTACTTCATGGAGATCCGTGAAGGGACCTATGCGCAGGTACTAAATCTCAGACAGAAGCGAGCAAAGGGAAAGAAGCTGGAGAAATGGGAGCAGGAATTCTGGAGGACCAACAAGGACATCTGCAGGATCCGTAAAAAGCTCAGTGAAGATGAAAAAGCAGAACAGGAGCTCCTGAAAAAACTGCTTGATGGATGACAGAGGTGACAGAACATGGCGAATGTAGATGCTGGATCGCTCAGGTTCAATACAAAACTGGATAATGAGGGTTTTGAGAAGGGATCCAGCCGCCTGCAGCAGGCTCTGCAGTCCCTACGGGATAAAATCTGGTCTGTATCTGGAAGTCTTAACAGTGCTTTTGAGTTTACTAAGATCCGCAGCGGCCTGCAGGATACCGCAAGATCCATGCAGGAGTTCCGGGATGATGTAGAAGATATTGCAAAAACGATGGCGTCCGTCGATACGGCAGATACGTATATTCAGGCACAGGACG